CTCCCGTCAATATTGTAGGTTCCGTTTCGTGCGAATTTGTGCGGTATGTCAGCAACAAGAATAAAGAAACCATCCGAGTAAACTATTTTTGAGTCATCAGCGACATGGAACGTTTTTGCATAATCTCGGATTGCTTTTTTTTCGTGCGCTTTAAAAATTGAAAGCAGTGTTTCAAACATCGGTTTTTTTGGCATGATTTTTTTCCTTTTCGTTGTTAATTCGGTGGTTGTACATTGGCAATTGTCAATTGTCAATTGCGAATCTATAACACTCATAGGACTTTGGCACTAAAAACTAAAATATATTTTATAATGTATTGTTATAATTGGTTTAATAATATAACGTGACATAAATGATGTATAATAAAAAGACATGGTAATAGGAAAAGGAATGATATGGACGTTATTAAGATTGAGATATCAAAGCTTGCGAATGATCCGAACAACGCTCGGAAGCATAGCGATAAAAATTTAAAGGCAATCAAAGGATCACTTGCTAAATTCGGTCAGCAAAAACCAATTGTGATCGATTCTAAAAATGTTGTGATAGCTGGTAATGGCACCCTTGAGGCCGCGAAACAACTCGGTTGGACGCATATCAATGCTGTGGTAACTGAGCTTGACGATCTCGGTAAAATGGCCTTTGCGCTGGCTGACAACAAAACTTCCGAGCTTGCGGAATGGGATGATGATATTCTTAAAGAGCAACTCGATTGGCTTGATAAGCAGGACTTTGATATCGGGGATATTGGATTCATGGACTACGAGCTACCCGATGAATCAAAAGGCAATGACGGTCTAACCGATCCCGATGATGTCCCAGAGGTAGCGCAAAACGTCTTTGGCGTTAAGCGTGGTGATGTATGGATACTCGGTAATCATAGGCTCATGTGTGGGGATAGTACAAGTGATAGTGATGTTGCAAAGCTGATGGATGGAAATAGGGCGGTTTTTTGCTTTACTAGTCCACCTTATGCAGATATGCGAGAATATAATGGCGGCAAAGAGTTATCAACAAAACACCTCGCTAAATTTTTAAAAGCACCATGCGATTTATTCGCCGTAAATCTCGGTATTCAGCGTAAAGATAACGAAATAGTTCAATACTGGGATGATTATATACAAACAGCGAAAGAGTATGAGCATAAGTTTTTATCTTGGAATGTTTGGGATAGGTCCGGGTTTGGGGGGTCAATAGGAAACCAAACTGCAATGTTCCCAATATGGCATGAATTTATTTTCCTATTTGGCGCTGAAAAAAAAGACATAAACCGAACTAAAAAAAATAAAACAGCGGGTTCTAAGGCTGGGACAAATAGAAATTCAGACGGTTCAAGTTTTGCTGGCCACGGGATAACAAAAGAATATGGTAAAATTGGGACAGTAATAAAAACCGGATTGGCTAGTGGTAGGGAACATCCTGCAATGTTTCCCGTGGAGTTACCAGAAAACTATTATTTAGCTTGTTCTAATGAAAATGATTTAATTTATGAGCCTTTTTGCGGTTCAGGAACATCAATCATAGCGGCAGAAAAAACTAATCGCATATGCTACGGAATGGAATTGGATGAGCATTATTGTTCAATAGTGATAAAAAGATGGCAAGATTTCACTGGTAAAACAGCAATCAAAGAGGTTTAAATGTCTAAAATTGGTAGACCTAAAATTCCCATTGATTGGAATCAATTCGATAAACTTTGCGCGATGCATTGCACTTTAGAAGAGATAGCAAGTTTTTTTAATGTCTCAGATGATACTATTGAGAGGCGATGCATAACCGAGAAAAAAAAGGGTTTTGCGGAGCTATGGAGACAAAAAGCGGCAAAGGGGAAGATTAGTCTCAGAAGAAAAACATGGCAGAAAATTGATGAGGGCAATACAGCTGTCCTTATTTTTGCACTAAAAAACATTCTCGGTTGGTCTGATAAAATAACGACAGACACGCAAAGCCAAGATTCCACTATTCCAGTTGTGACCTTCGCAGCAAGGCGAGCAGATAAAAAAGCAGAAAAATGAGTAACATTGAAATAGTCGTTCCTGAAATATTCGACGATCTTTTTGATGATTATCGTTACTATGTTTACTACGGTGGACGTGGTAGCGGTAAATCTCATTCTATTGCAAGATTTTTAGTCTATACAGCGCTTTCAAAAACAACAAAAATACTGTGTGCAAGGGAGCTGCAAAACTCAATTACAGAATCAGTTTATACTCTGCTCAAAGAGATCATTTATTTCTACGGTCTCCAAAGGTATTTTTCAATAAAAATAGCTTCTATCGAATGCAAATTCAATAAGTCTGTTTTTATCTTCAAAGGGCTCGCTCATAATATTGAATCAGTAAAATCAACTGAAGGTGTCGATATCGTATGGATTGAGGAAGCTGATAAAGTATCCCAATCCTCATGGGATATCCTAATCCCAACAATTAGAAAATCGGGCAGTAAACTAATTATCACTTTTAACCCTACTCACGAGGATGACCCTGTCTATCAGATGTTTATCGTGACAGGCCAGCATAATATGGTCAAAAGGAAAGTCAACTACAGTGATAATGATTACTTCCCAGAGGTGTTAGAAAAAGAACGTGTTCACCTGATGGCAACGGACTATGAGAAATACCTGCATGTCTGGGAGGGAGAGCTTAGAACAGTTTCAGACGCTCAGGTTTTTAAAGGCAAGTTTGTTGTTGAGGAATTTAGCTCAGAAGGGATAGAATGCTTCTATCATGGTATGGACTTTGGATTTGCTAACGACCCTTCAGCAGTAATCAGGTGTTTTATAAGAGGCACAGAGCTATATATTGATAAAGAGGCGTATGGATATCACATTGAAATAAATGAATTGGGATCTTTGATAAGGTCAGTCATTGCAGGGAAACATTATAAAATAAAAGCTGATTGTGCACGTCCTGAAACGATATCTTATTTGAAAAATGAAGGATGGAATATAGAAGGCGCTAAAAAATGGCCTGGATCAATCGAAGATGGAATATCTTTTATAAAAGGATTTACAAGGATTATAATTCATCCGAGATGTACTCATACAATCGGGGAGTTTAAACGATATTCTTATAAGATCGACAAGAGGACAAATGAGGTTATCCCAGTTGTTATCGATGACTTCAACCATCTGCAAGATTGTCTTAGATATAGCCTTGTTGACCTTATTATGAGGAAAATGACAATATACGATGAAGGTGTAATGTAATACTATTTTTAAAAATAAAGGGGGCGATAATGGCTAAAAAGAAAAAAGAAGATCCAGTTTTATACGAAAATTCAATGATGGATTTTATGAATGGTTTATCTGCTAATGTCAGCTCTACCGAGTCTCTAGCATATAATAATAGATTTCACTCTATCACCCAAAACAGAGCTTTACTGTCTCAAACATACCTTGAGCATGGGATCATTCAGGTTGTAATAGATCAACCGATTGACGATGCTTTTCGCGGGGGGATCATAATAAAATGCCCTGAACTAAGCCAAGATGATATCGACGAGATTCAGGCGTATTTAGATGAGAAAGATGTTCTCATCAATTACTCACAGGCCCTAAAATGGGCAAGGCTTTATGGTGGAGCTGGAATTATCATAAACGCTGGTCAAAATATGAGCGCACCTTTTAATATAAATTCGATAAAAGAAAATACACCTCTTGAATTTTATCCGGCTGACCGCTGGGAATTAGCATATGTCGCATCATCCAATCAAGAGATGGATCGACTATCAGAGCTTGAAAGTTCAGACTGTCCCTACAATTATTATGGTCATAAGCTACACAAAGATAATGTAATTAAGCTTAAGAATAAAGAAGCACCATCGATCATTAGAGGCCAATTTTCAGGGTGGGGAGTATCAGAGCTTGAGAAAATGATCCGCTCTTATAATCAGTATATGAAGCATCAGAATGTGACATATGAACTACTTGATGAGTCAAAGGTTGATGTCTTTAAAATAAACGGGTTCAATTCAGCCATTGCAACAAGAGACGGAGCGCAAAAAACAGCAAATAGGATCAGCGCAGCAGCTAAAATAAAATCCTATCAGAACGCCCTTGTAGTTGATAAAGACGATGAATATGAGCAAAAGACATTAGGCTTTGGTGGACTTGCTGAGATTTTGGGGCAAATCAGAATCGGCCTTGCTTGTGATTTAAGAATGCCAATGACAAAGCTATTCGGACTATCAGCGTCAGGTTTTAATTCTGGCGAGGATGACATCGAAAACTACAACGCAATGATTGAATCGGATATCAGGTCAAAATGTAGAAAAGGATTACTGAAGATCATGCAAATATGCTGTCAGAAAAAATTAGGTTATATTCCTGACAAACTATCATTTGAATTTCATCCTTTGAGAGTAATGAGTAGTAATCAAGAATCTGTTATAAAAACCGAGAAATTGAACAGAGTGGTGTCAGTTATCAATAGCGGCCTTTGTCCTGCTGAAAAAGGGATTGAGATAATCAATAACGAGAAGATCTTTTCGATTGATTTAGAAGAGAGTGAAGCCCTTTCACTTGAGGAATTAAAGGCAATGGGAATAGATAACCTTGAGGAAGCTGACGCTGGTAAATCAAGCGGAAAAGAATTATGAAAAAGAAAATACTACGTCCAATCATCTATCAGGATAAATGGCATATGCCTTTATACCGAGAGATTTATAAAACCATTTATCTATCGGTATTCGAGCCTCTGTTGAAAGAGACTGAAGAAGTCGAGGCAATGACTAACGATAAAGAGACAATCCTTGAGCGGTATCTTAAAAGCGGTTTGATTGAATATCGTGACGGCAAGTTCAGTGGTCAACTATCGGCTTCAATATCAAAAGAGATCAAAGGGCTTGGCGGTAAGTTTGTCGATAAAGCATGGCACCTTCATCCGTCAAAACTCCCATTTAAAATGAGACAGGTGATATCAGCAAGCGAAAGAAAGATGAGTGCACTCCAAGAACGACTTACAAAAAAGCTAGATGCAATGGTCGGGAAGACATCCTCATTTGTCAAAAATATGACCATTCAAAGTATGGGTGTCGAAACTATGGATCGTGTCAGCGAGGAATTCAAAAGCACGATACTTAAAAATGTCGCTATACAGCCCAAGCTTGACGAGGGAGGGCTTGCTAAAATATCAAGAGACTACCTAACGACTATTGACCTACCAATACGAAAAAAGCTCATGCGGGAGTTTGAAGCGGACGCAATTAAAGTAATCGAAAACTTTGAACAGGACATAGTTGAGAAATTGCGTGAAAAACTTAATGTGATGATACTTGATGGTAGGTCGAGGGATGCAATCAAAAAAACAATCATGGGTGAACTTAAAATATCTCAAACAAGGGCTAAATTTATCGCAAGGCAGGAAACAGCTCTTTTAACTACAAAGTTTAAAAAATCTCAATATCAACAGTATGGCGTCAATCAATACAAATGGGTTACGGTAGGAGATCACAAAGTTAGAGAAAGACATAATGAGCTGGATGGAGAAATTATTGATTGGGATCGTCCGCCAGTTGTAGACGAAAAGACAGGTCGCACAGCTCATGCTGGAGAAGATTTCAATTGTCGATGTCAAGCGTTTCCAATCGTATCATGGTGAAAGGGTAACAATGCATCAGGCTTCAAAAGATTTCATGGAAATGGTCAAAAGAAAATACCCAGAGCATTTCAAAGAGAAATTCGTTTTGGACGTTGGTTCTCTCGATGTCAACGGTACTAACAAATATCTGTTTGAGAATTGCGCATATATCGGGTTAGACATGGGGCCGGGTAACAATGTTGATATTGTGCAACATGTGGCCGATTTTCATCCTGAGTTGTATGGCGAAGATCCTCAATTTG